CTATTATACAGTTATCTCAGTTAAATCGTAATTGTGAGTCACCTGAGAGAATTAATAATCCAATTGGTCATTATCCATTAAGGAGTGACCTCTTTGCTTCTGATAGTATATATCAGGCAAGTGATTTTGTTATGGTACTATCAAGACCTGAAATGCTTGGCATTTCAAGTTATGGTCCAAATCGTCTATTAGTTAAGAACAAAGTTTATATGCATTTTATAAAGGTCAGAGAAGGTGACCCATGCATACTAGAATTTGAAAATGGACTAAAGTATGGTGACCTAATAGAATCCACACCTAGTATTACTAAGAAGTAAATACTAACATTTTAAGGCTGAAAAAATTATGAATACTATATTTACATTTACAATACCTTCTTCTAAGAAGGAAACAAAACGTTCATTAAATGATATTATTTTCGAACATGTGTCTAAAATCACTCCATGTTTGAAAAAGGAAACTCCAAAATATAAATTGTCATTTAGTACTGGTACAGTTGCACTAACTCCTAGTTGCCCGTTTATGTCTTCATGTAAATTGTATACACCTAAGTACACAATTAAGACAATTAAACCAGTTGATCTTGATACAGTTAATCTGTATTATGAATTCTATGAAGCTTTCAACAAGATGAAAGAAACTACAGAAAAAGATAACTACGACTTTACATTATTTGGAGAGCCAGTTAAGTTTTATGGTGACTTTGTACAAGTTGGATACAAGCTTATCCCTTATACTAAAAAATCATATTTTGATAATTTATCCAGCAAAGAAGCTGAAGAATTATTAGAAATCCTTAATTTTATTACAGCATAAACTATTTACTTATATCTTATCTCAAACTTATCTCAAACTTATCTCATAAGTAATAAAAACAGATTAAAATGTTAGTATTACCTACAGAAAAAAGTATACCAAAAGTACAGAATCCTAGATTACTAGTAATTTTTGGTAAGCCCAAATCAGGCAAAACAACCTTAGCATCTAGACTTGAAAACAATTTGATTATTGATCTAGAAGGTGGTTCTGAATTCTTATCAGCACTATCTATTCAAGCTAGAAACATTAATGACCTAGGGGAGATTGCTACACTTATACGTAATAAGAATAAAGAAGCTGGAAAATTCTTTTACGATTACATCACGATTGATAATACTACTCGATTAGAAGAGATGTGTTTATCATATGCTACGCAACTTTACAACCAGACACCAATGGGCAAGGCCTTTAAAGGAGATGTTAGAACATTACCTAATGGCGGTGGTTATCTCTACCTTAGACAAGCCGTTCGCAAGGTAATTGATATGTTTCGTGAATTAGCAGAACATATTATTCTTATTGGTCATACAAAGGATATTTATTTGTCCCTTCAGTTAGAAATAATTGTCGAAAAACCCTTTAATTGCTGGAAAATCTTACTATAAGTGCAACATATATAAATGTATTTCGTCATATAGATATATGCACAATTAATAAGAAAATCAGCAGCGAATGGAAAAATATAAAATTTTAGATAAAAAAACAGAATATATAACAGATTCTAATAATAAAAAGAATTATCGTTATTTAATTCAAGTTGAATGCAATGACTGCGGAAAAATTCGTTGGGTTAGCCCAAGTAATCCTAATTATAAAAAAGGAATATGCAGAAATTGTAATGAAAATAATTACAGAAGTGAAGTACTTAAAATTGAAAATGAAAATTTTAAAGTATTGTCTATAGATGAAGAAGGTACTAAAAAAAATACAAGACATACTAGATATTTTGTACAATGCAAAAAATGTGGTAAAATATTTAGTAGAAGAGCTAGTGTAATTCGTACAAGTTTAAACAGCATACAGTGTTCCAATTGCAGAAGAAATCGTAATGGGAAAAATTTAAACGCTATTCAATATAAATCATATTGCGCTTATAGAAGCGGAGCTAAAAAAAGAAACTTAGTGTGGGGTTTAGACGAAAAACAATTTAAAATACTTATACAAAAAAATTGCTACTATTGTAATGAACCACCTAGTAGAAAAAAAACAGTCTCTTATAGAGATGATTTTGAACTTGTAAACGGTATAGATAGAATTGATTCATCAAAAGGATATACAATTGATAATTGTATATCATGCTGTTCTTACTGTAATGTAATGAAATCAGATATGAAAGTTAATGATTTTAAAAAACATATTTCTAAAATTTATAATAATATTTTCCAACGTTCAACGACTATTCCGAAAGGAAGTACACTACAAGTTGATGGTAGTGGAAATGGGGGTACTCTTACTACATAAAGTAAAAGAGGATGATATAGTCTATTCTATATGGTGACATATAGCAGTTCATAAGAGAACGTATATAAGAGTTACGTCTTATATAGAATACATAAGAGAATGATTAATAAGGAAGGTGAAGAATTAACCGAAATGGCATTAGACTTAGTTGGTAAACTAGGTGATATCATTTGTGGTGAAGCGGATGCCGTTGGATATGTATATCGTAAGAAAAATGAAACTATAATTTCATTTGAAGGTGGAGATAATTCAGTTAGAGAAGCGAGAGCTCCTCATTTACGTGGGCAAAAAATCGTAGTTGCAGAAAGTAATGATAGTAATGAAATTACAACTCATTGGGATCGCATCTATTTAAAATAATTTAAAAGAATAAGTATATGTATAATAGTTCAAGAGCAAAAGAAATTACAACAACTAAAGTAGCAACAGCAGGTATTAATGAAAACTGTACATTTTTCAAAGCTGAATCTAAGAAATCACCAAATATGGGTAATCCATTTATTGAATTAACTTTTAAGACTTCAGACGGTTTGTTTGTAACTCACACTGAGTGGGCTCCAACAAAATTCGAAGGAATGAGTGATGCAGATTTAGAAGCAAAATATGATACTCAGTATGCTAGAATGCTACAGATTCTAGAATGTTTTTATCCAGAAGATCAATTGAATTTTAATGGTGAAACATTTGTTGAGTTTGCAAATTGGTTAGTTGGTTTGCTTGAAAGTGTTGATAAATCCGTATTGTTACGTATTAAGTTTGTATATAACAATAAGGGATTCTTAGCGTTACCATCATACGCTAAATTTAAATTCATTGAAAGAATAGATGCTAAGGAATCGTTAATTAAGATTTTGAATAAAGATCAGTTAACATCTCCAATTCCTGCAGCAGATAAAGAAACTACAAATCCTAATCCGTTGATGAGTACTACTCCAGTAGTAGATACTACATCAAATCCTAATGGATTGCCATTCTAAACTTATAATAGTTAACTATTATGTTAACAACCCACGCTGATATGTCGAAAGACTGGTGCTAAGTAGTTCAAATCTACAGTGGGTACAAATATTAACTGTGAAGTTATGTACAATGCCGAAAGAGTTAAAAATAATAAACCTGTTACTTTAGATTATATTCTATCCAAAGTAAGTGAATACGAAATATACTCACATTACATAGGTGAATTTAAAGTAGGCATGATTTATAATAGTCCTTTTCGTAAGGACAAAAACCCTTCATTTGGAGTATTCTATAGTAGACGAAATAACAAATTATTATTCAAAGATCATGGAACTGGTGAATGTGGTGATATAATTAAGTTTATATCATTGTATACAGGTTTAACAAACTACGATGCTATACTTAATGATATAGTTAATACTTTGAAAATAACTAGTAGAACTAAACTAACAAATAGTGCACAATTTATACCAAGTACAGAAACTATAATAGGTGTAGTTAGGCAACAATTCTCACAGTTAGATTTAGAATATTGGAAACAATTTGGAATATCTAAAAGTACACTCAATAAATTTGATGTACATTCTATAAAATATTACTTATGTAATGGGTATGTAAAAGGCATATATAAAGATGAAAATCCAATGTATGCTTATAAGGTTTATAATCACTTTAAGATATATCGTCCAAAAGGAGATAAATTTACTAAGTGGCGCAATAATCTTACTGAATTAGATATTCAAGGTTATGCTCAATTACCAGAGATTGGTGATTTATTATTCATAACAAAATCATTAAAAGATGTAATGAGTTTGTATGAAATGGGTTATAATGCGATATCTCCATCATCAGAAAGTACTTTCATACCTAAGAGCGTGTTAGAACTACTTAAGACACGTTTTAAGCGTATCATTATACTATTTGATAGAGATGTAGCTGGAGTAACACATAGCCGTAAGGAGAGCCTTAAAACAGGTTTAGAAGCAATCTTTGTCCATAAGAAATATGGAAGTAAAGATATTAGTGATGCCATTGCAAAACATGGTATCCAAGAAATAAAAAAATGGTTAACTAAAACTATAAAAAAATGATTACAACAATAACTTTAACATTCGTCCTTTCTGTTTTATTTACAATTTTAGCATCAAATATAGTTGTTAAGAAATTCTATAACGATTATACACGACATCTAAATTGTTTTAAACTTATTGGATTACCTTATATTACAGTAAAGAACAAATATATTGATCTTTTACTAAGTAATGGGGATGTTGTTGAATTTACTTTTGATGAAAAAGGTTTATTTATAAGTGCTTTGCCACTTGAATAATTCTTATGATTAAAAGAAAAAAAAATACTGGTAAAGTAAAAAATGCTACACCAAATGAGTTTGATGGTATTAAGTTTAAAAGTAAACTTGAAACATATACTTATAAAGCTTTAAAAGAAGCAAAGATTGATGCCAAATACGAATCTGAACATTTTTTACTTATACCAAAATTCGAATATAATGGAGAAAAAGTTAGACCTATGACATATTTACCAGATTTTGTTGGTAAAGATTTTATAATTGAATGCAAAGGGCTAATAACAGATTCTTTTCCATTACGTTGGAAGATATTCAAATATGTACTATCACAACAGGATAAAAAACCAAAGTTGTATTTAGTACGAAACCAAAAACAGGTAGATCAAATGATCACCGAATTATTACAAAACTAAAACTTACAAACTATGTCAGAATTTATAAAAGCAGGTAAAAATATAATTCCTAAACCAGTTGGATGCGATTACGATTTAATCAATGGTAAAGTCTATGACTTAAATTGGGATGATTGGAATGGTTCTCCTATTTTTACCGAAAATGGTGATTTAAATCTACCAGAAAAAGTATATAATCTTAAGAAGGATATTCCTTTTAAGAAACGTGTATTGACATATTTTAAAGAAACTAGTACACAAACTACTGGTGTAATGTTAGCTGGAGTAAAAGGTACTGGTAAAACAGTACTAGCTAAAGTAATAGCACAAGAAAGTAACTTACCTATTATTGTAGTTGATGGTGCGTTCCCTGCACATCAGTTAACTAAGTTCTTTAAAAGTTTTAAAACTCCTGTGTGTATTATTTTCGATGAAATCGAGAAGAAATGGAATACCAATAAGATGCTTGAATTTCTTGATGGTGTTGAAGCCACTGCAAAGAAATTAGTTCTAATGACTTGTAATGATATGAGTCTAGTTAGTGAATATATGAAGGATCGTTGCTCTCGTGTACGTTATTTACGTACTTATGGTGATCGTGATAATATAGAACTAATACAAAGTCTTGTTGAAGATAATGGTATTTCTAAAGTAGAAGAAACTACTAATTTTATCATTAATAATATCGAACTATTATCAATAGATAACGTTCTTTCTTTTATTAAAGAAGTTAAACTATTTGGCGATGAGTTTACTCTAGATGAAATAATTGAAGATATGAATATTAGTTTGAATAAACAAAAGACTAATGCTCCAATAAATTCAGTTACATTATCCATTGATTCCGAAGATGACGAAGATGATGATGACGATGCCGATTTAGAAGAAGCTGCATAAACAATCAAAGACCTCTGTAAAAGGAGGTCTTTTTAATTTTATACTATGATAATAACTGCAATAAGTGATATGCATGGTAATTTGGTAGATATACCAAAATGTGATGTATTATGTATCTGTGGCGATATTGTTGGTTTGAATGCCCAACGTTCTATGGATGCATCAAAACATTGGTTTGAAAATAGATTTGTTAACTGGATTAATAAATTACCTTGTGATAAGGTATTAGTTATACCAGGTAATCATGATTTTTATATAGAGGAATGTTATACAAATTCTAATGGATTAAATGATACATTATTATTTGACATTGAAATTAAAACCAATAACAAATTAAAGTTCTTAATAGATATTTCATTTATATACGAAGGTTTAAAATTCTATGGTACACCATGGATAAACCCAATTAGATCTAGAAGTTATTGGGCATTTGAACAAGATCAATATTATGACAATCTATTAGAAACAAAGTTTAGCAAGATACCAATAGATACTGATATATTGATATCTCACGATAATCCTTATAATAATGAAACATTGTCTAAGTATTCAATGAATGCTAGATATCATTTTTATGGACATTGGCACGAAGGTGTTACTAGTGAAAAACGTAATAGATATAACTGTTCATTATTAAATGATAGTTATTATTTGAAATATAAACCAATAACAATTGATGTTATGACAAATAAAGATAGAATTGATCTCTTAAATGATGTCATTTCAATGATAAAAGAAGAGACTGATTTTAATGATCTGAAACAAGATATTTCTTCAACAGAAGATTTAAAACAAATTAGTTTATTAGAACAGAGATTTCATGCTTTGAAAGAAGTTATAGATATTGTTAATAGTTTTATTCCAGTACCACCTACTGATAAAGAAGATGAAGTGCCTTGGGATGATGTTATTACTTCAGATATTACAATTGAAAACCAACTTAATGATGATAATAATGAATCTGATTGAAACACTTATAAAGAAAGGTAAAGACTTTATTGATACAGTTACCTTAACCCATAAATTACGTATATCTCGTGATGAACATTTGTTATATTTAGAAAAAAATATAATTGGATTGGAAGAACGTATGGAACAATATCTAAAAGATGGTAATTTTAGTAGTGCTGAAAATATGTACAATTGCATAAATTTAAATAAAGATAGTATACGAAGAGCTAATGATTTTTGGGAATTCATAAACAAAAATAATAAGTAATGGACATTAGTATACCATATTATTCTGATATGTCTCGTGTTTCTAATTCTAATATTGGACAATTCTTAAAGTTTGGACCACAATATTTACGTAAAATGTGGGATGGCACGCAAGAAGGTTTAAAAGCAAGTTATCTTGAGAAAGGTACTATGATCCATATGTATTTATTACAACCAAATGAATTTTGGGATAATTATGTAGTTGCTGCTGATTTTGAAGTACCAAGATCTCAACAACAAAAAGATTATGCAGAAGCGATAGCAAATAGTTTAGAACTAGAAGCTGACAAAAAAATACTAGTAGCGTATGATGCTACTGTCAATTCTAAAGTAAAGACTGAAGAATTAAGATTACGTGATGCTAAGAAATTAGCAGAACAAATACAGCCTTATATTGACTACCTTAAAATGAATAAGGAATCAAATAAGACTATAATTACTTGGGCAGATATGAATATGCTTAAAGCAATTGAAGAAAATGTAAAAGCACATAAGAAAGCTTATGAGCTATTGTTTAATTTACCAGATACTTTTGAAGTTCATAATGAATTTCATATAAATTGGGACTTCCCAAAACAATATCATGACTATCCTGTAAAATGTAAGTCACTTCTTGATAGAGTAGTTTTTGATCATAAGAACAAAAAGATTATTCTAATGGATATTAAAACCACAGCAGATGTTAATAACTTTGCACACTCTATGGAAG